CTAAGGCCAACCTAAGTGCGCAGATACTTTCTCTGCACCTCCTGGAGGAGTTCTTCTCCTCTGATTGAGAGCTTAGATGCCCTCAGATCCACCGGCGTTTTAGTGCGAGGTCGCCGGACCTCACTGACGTCAACAAATGCTCAAGGCTCACCGGAGATTCTTCAATCCCGATGGTCCTCCAACACTTAAGGAGCGCGGCGTCACCTTCTAATGGATCTGCCGACCGCTTGGGTGTCGGGACTAAGCAACGCGTCTTTGTGCGCTGAAGTCCTTCATCCCACGCGTGGGTTGTGATAGCGTTGCTAATGCTATGCCACCCCAAAACCTGCATATGTGTCGCAATGCTCGGGAGCTTACCAACGAGACTTTCGGTAAGTTCACGCAGCTTCGCAGCTGTCGTCCAGTAGCCAGCCCAATAGAGCTGGTTCGTGAATGACACAAGCGACACTAGCCCGTGGACGTCAGTACGATCGCTAGGGAGGTTCCGACGGAGGTAAACAGGTGTTACGTTTTCCCCGTCGTAATAGTCCGAACCGCACGATTCTCTGAACCTTCCGGTCCAGAAGGATTTAGCGATGTTCACCTTCAGGCCAAAAGCCTCAAGGGAAGCGACGATCGAAGGTGCCTCATCCGTGGGGACAATTAAGTCATCCCCATAGACGTAGAGCCCGCGAGACACAAGATATATCTCACGGGGCGAGGCGTCCATACCGAAATGTACTAACCGGGAAGTCACCATGATAAGATAGAAAACCATGGCTTCTATCGGAAAGCACATCGCAGACCCCATAGACGCGAACTTGCGCAGATGGACAATCTTCCCATCTGGCATGCTCGCTCTCGAAGACCGGGTCGCAAAAACGTACCTACGAAATTCAGGTACGCTCTTTAGCATCCGGTTGACGAGGGTACAAGAAACTCGGTCGCTCGCGTCTGAGAGATCCAGAGTGGCAGTTTTGCCATCCCGGCTCCCAGTCCGAGCAAAGTTGGCATTCACCGTTTGGTCACGAAAATTTACGTGACCGCGTGTGAACGGGCTCCGTTTCTCAATCGGATCCCGTAGCCAATCAGCGAATGCCTGCTGCATGTATTGCATAGCAACAGGCTCTATCGCTATCACCCGAGGCTTCTTTGCAGTTTTAGGGACAAAAGCGACCTTCACAGGTGGCTCGTCCCGGGGGGAAGGATAAGAAATCCTGGTGACGCGATCCAAGCCGTCGTCGTTCAGAATCGATGAGATTCCGAATTCGGCGAAGGGCAGAACGCGCTCAAGCCGCT